CTTAGGAAAAGAGAACAGTATAGCTCCCTTATCCTCACAGTCCGCACCGACCATAACCCCACTGGTAATCCAGTAACTATTGTGCCAAGTGTGGCTTCTTACGTCAGTTCGTCTGTAGTCTATTGCTGTAATTGTAGACATTCAGAGTCTCCATTCTCCTTGGCTTAGTAGCCAGGGACTTCAGTTAGCATAACATGCACTCGGGCTTTACCCGCAAGTATGGTACCGGCATTCGCCCAAGATGCGTAGATAACAGGCGTTGTACTTGCAGCACCAGTAATGGTATAAGGTGCTACATAAGATCCAAGAATCTTAGCAGCAAGCCAATCTGATGTATTAGCCGTGGTAGATCCGTACCAGCCAGGGGTTCCTACAGTTAAGTCTGCTGAAAGAAGATATTCATCTTCATCAACTATAGTAACATCACCACCAGTTGTTATTGCATCAGTTGCAATAGTTCCACTACCGATATTCAAAGTAGTACTTGCAGTAAAGGCAGTAGTGATTTGTACTACTACCTGCTCAACAAAATACTTTTTTACCTTGGGGAACGAGAAAAGAATCGCTCCTTTGTCCTCACAGTCAGCCCCAACCATGATTGCACTGGTAATCCACCAGCTATTCAACCAGGTGTGTGACCGAACGTCAGTCCTTCTATAATCAATTGCTGTAATTGTAGACATACTTATATCTCCTTAACGTACAAGAGTTGCATCTGCAAATACTGAGAATGTTCCAGTCGTTGCACCTGCTACTACAGTTACTGTAATAAAACCTCCAAGAGTACCAAAATACTTCGCTGCAAGAGCGACTTTAGTACCTGTAGCCGTTGCCTCAGCCATTGCTTCATCCATAAAGTATGCCGCATTAGCTGTCTGGCTATTACCAGAGAAACCTATTGTTATAGAACCAAGAATTGCAAATGCAGTAGTAACATCCAAGTATACTTCCTTTACAAGAGTATACCTAGGAATAGCTATAACATTATAGGTTCCAGCAACAGGAGACACTATCGGCTTCGAATGCCACAAGCGGTAGCCATCTGCTACCTTGTGGGTAATGATATTCGTTGTAGCCATTAACTTACCTCCTATTAGCTGATGCGATCACCGAAAGCACTACCAACAATAACACCGTAGTCCATTGAATTGAAGACTGTTTTCTTGATACCAAAGATACCACCACCACGAATGTTGATGAAACGTTTGGCATCTTTCTCGTAAGGAACGAAAGCCATGACACTGGACTTAGATTCGCCAGCGCCGCCCCACGCCCAACAAGCTGCTTGAGCGCCGAGGAGCAGATTCCGATAGAATCCACCGCCACCAGTTACAGAAGCAACCTTGGGAATTCTCTCGGACTTAGATACCAACATACCGTTATACTCGAACTCCACATTAGGAAGACCAAGTTTACCAGCTGCTCGCTGCAGATCTCCCCACTGACCAACGTTCATATTTCTGCGAAGCTGATCGAAGCAGAAGTTGTGGAGGATAACTCGGTAGTAATTCTTCCCGCCGACTTTAATCGGTCGCAGTTTGAATGCCGTACTTAGAGGCATCTCAGCACGCTGTTTCATACGATCTAAGAAGTCAAGGTCTACTGCGTCAGCGGCAGTAATGGCTGCTTCAGCAGTGGCTACAACAGCTTCGTCTGCCTGGTTAACTCCAGCATGATGATATACATCAGGAGCAGTAATGGCACTACCGAATGACTTACCCGCGATGGTGTAACTGGTAACCCCGGCGAGAGTATTGATCGCGAGGTAACTCAACTTCTCCGCCCACCAGTCCTGCAACCCATTCTTACCTTCTTGCATTAGGTTGTAGGGGACTCTCTGCTCTTCCATCTTACCGCCAGTATCAACGGCGTGGTTGAGTTCTTCGATGGTCATGGAAAAATCTTTGAAGATCAGTTTCTCTTCATTTCCCTCAAGGGTATCATTACCTACAACACCCTCACCAGTAAGAGGAAGCCGGATACCGAAGGTAATAGTATCTCCCTCGCCCTTACCCAGTTCCGTTTTTATCTGTACAACACTATCTGACCCAGTACCAACCAGATCATTGAACTCTACGGCAGGCAAAATAACTGCAAACAGATCCTTCGCCCAGCGTTTTCTTGTTAGAGCATCATTAGTCAAAAACTCTGTTTTAACTCCCATTCTCTATCTCCTATGCAAGTTGTCCCGTAAGATACGCATTACGGATTTTCTCAGGTACTTTAGCGTAATCAGCATCGTCCATAACATCGAGTTTTGCAGCAGTCCAACTAGCATTATTTACAGCATCATTACCACCTACTGCAATAACACTCGGCGGGGCTTCAACAGGTTTAGGTGCACGACCTTTAGGTTCCTTTACAGGAGTAGAAGCAGTAGGCGTTACTACTTCTTCCTTCTTAGCATAACGTGGATGATGCTCTTTGATTGTATCATACATCCACTTATATGGATTAGGCTGCTTCCAGATAGCTGCCTCTACCTTCATCGCGGCTACTACTTGGTCGGTGCCAGTCTCAGCAGATACCTTCTCTGCCATGGCTTCAACCAAGTCGTTCAAGTTCTCTCGACTACATACTTCCTTGACGTCTTTGTAATCTGGACTTACCGCCATAACTTCGACGAGAGTAACTAACTGTTCACCACGGGTCTGACCTATTTGCTGAATCTCCTGTTGCAACTGCTCAATCTCACTTAACTTCACCGGAGGTTCTTCAACGACTGTAGGTTCTTTCTTAAGGCCAATCCCTAATAGATCCTCAGAGTCATCTTCCGGTTTAACTGCTGCTTTAGCAGCTGCAGTTCTTAGCCGCTGAATCTCTTCATTCTGTCGTTGTAGTACGGCAGCATTAAGTGCCATGTCTTTACGCATTTGACGAAGTTGCTGGATGATCTTTGTCTGATCAGGGACTACAGGTTCTACTGGTTCAACAGTCTTCTCAGCAGGATCTTCTTCTTTACTTCCAGTTCCCTCAGCCTCGTCAACTGCAGACCCTTCTTTTTCTCCTGCAACAACTTCCTCTTCAACGTTCTCTTTAACATCTTCAACCACCTTTTCTTCTGGGTCATCAGGCGCATCAAGCGTAGACGCAAGAGATACAACCTCCTCTTCTTTAATGTCTAAATCTTGACCAACCACCTCAGGTGTTCCTGCCATAACTAACTCCTTTTAACTTTCTTCTTAGTTGATTGATTGTTACTGTTACCGTTTCCACTTCCACTTCCACTTCCAGATTTCATTACAGGTTCTGGCTTATCCCTATTCCTAAGTAAAACATCCATCCTATTAGTCTCAATTTCTTTTTCTTTCAGTGCCAATTCAGCTTTCTTAATCTCAAGCTCCGCCTGCTTTATTTGCACTTCGGCTTGCTTGATTTGGACTTCTGCTTCGATTTGTTTGGCTTGGAGACTGGCTTGCTCGCCGGCTGCTTTTTGTTGGCTTTCATAATTTGCCCTCACTCTTTGTTTAATAGTATAAGGTACATCGCTATATTCCAGTATAACATCCGGCGGTATAGACCCAGGGTTGTTATGGTTCACCTCAGCTAGAATCTGCGCTATAGTCATCCGCATGGTGGTGGTCTCTGCCGTATCTTCCACAGCAAGATCAAACTGCATAGCAGTGATATCGTTAAATCCACCTTGTCCCCTATTCAACTGAGTGTTTATTTCAACTAACTGTGCACCATGTTCACCCTCTATCCTGATTACCTCAGGCATAGTAACATATTGCTGAATAAGAGACATCAAGAGTTTAGTTGCATTATGTCTACTCTCTTGAAAGTTACTGAAAAGGAGATACAATACTGCAATCCCAGTCTCCTGACGCATCCGCGCCGTAACTCCCGCCTCCCTACCAGTCTCTTGTATACCCATCAGCGGATCTTGAATACCACTAGCATCCTTCATAGACTGCGAGGAAATTGCATCAAACTGACTGTAGATCGGGGAGATATTAGGTTGCTGTACAAACTTGAAGCTACCTATCATCCCCTTAGCAACTTCCAAGTGGAAGTTAGGCTCAGAACTATGTTCTTCATACTCTTCTATGTTCAGTATAGCCCCTACTTCGTGAGCCAGTATACCCTTCGGCAATGTCTGCAGTAAGTGCTGTAACTGTCTCCGCATAGTATTCACTGATCTCTGCGGATCTTTCATCATTGTTATAGCACCGAACCAAGCGTTAGTATCTTCGTTACGATAAGCTCCAAACTCAATACCAGGAAACCCTTCCCACTGCAACTGACTCTTACCTTCCTCCAGTACAGTAGACCCAGAGAAAATCATATAGTAGGGAATCTTCTTTACTCCCTTAGCCCTTTGCATCTGACTAGTATCAACTCCCTGGTCATTCATAGTCATGACAAATTTGTTAAAATCTTTAGGAGATAAACTTTCTACAACTTGAGTCATCGGGTTAACAAAGTACACAACATCCTCATAGACATACTTCCAACCTTCAACTATTCTATACAGATCCCGAGCTTCATTAAAAAACTGTGGTAAATCAGCATAAGTTGCACCAAATGATTGTGCTTGACTAATATCAAACTTAGGCCACTGTCTCTTAATCTCATCCTCCGGGAGCCACTTCTCTACAAAGAGAAACCTACCGTCACTGTAATCATACTCCTGACTATTCGGATCTCGGAAGTAATTATACCCTCTCACTCTCCTACACTTAATCTCTGGTTTAAACGGATTCGAAGTATCTACCCAGAAGTACAGCAAACTTCTACCGCTCTTTACTGTATGCTCAAAGCAATCAAGTTCCTTTCTCCCAAGATTAAGTCTATTCCTGTAGTGCTTCAGTACCCCGCTCATTAACTCAGACAACGCCTCATCTTCTCCACCCACAGGCACCAGCGTCGTTTCCCTCTTCCCCTGCGCTGCCAGACCAACCAGCATATCTATCTTTGGCTTAACCTCATTAAACGTAGT